CATCATCAACTTTTAAATCTTGTTCGGTGAATGGGTCAAGAATATCATAACTGTAAAACACTTTTTCAACTCTACTACCTCTTAACTCACCAAATATTTTCTTTGGTGAATGTTGGACCATTAATTCACCATCTTGGTGGACTATTTTACCTTTCAAAATCTTTGTCATAAACCTCGTTTTAAATCTCTATTTATATCTCGTTCTTTTATTGAATCTCTTTTATCCCACAACTTCTTACCCTTAGCCAACACAATTTCCATCTTAATCAATCCGGTCTCGTTACGATACAATCTATACGGAACAATCGTTAACCCATTAATTAGTTCGTTCTCAAGTTTACGTAATTCTTTCTTCTTCATTAACAATTTACGTTCCCTCATAGGTTCGTGAGCATATGACACATTTGAACTAGCAATGTTTAATCCTTTAACATATAACTCACCATTCTTAAAATAACAATATGTATCAGTCATTGAAACTTTAGAATCACTGATTGATTTCACTTCAGAACCCTGAAGTTTAACCCCGACGATAAATGTCTCAATGAAAAAATATTCAAACTTAACTTTTTTATTTACTATGTTCACTTTAGATTTCATAGTAACAAATATAGTTAATTTTAAATTACGACAAAACTTTTTTGATTAATTCGTATAATTCGGGTGTGGTTTTTTTAGTGTCTATCTCATCCAATGTAAAATATCTACAGTCAGTATGTTCTTTACCATCTTTAGCATTATCTAAGTCAGGTTCAATATTTTTTTTAGTTTCGTGTAAATAAACATAAACTAATCCTTTAGCAGTTCTAGACCTAAACATTCCTAACAATCTAACATTATTTATTTTAATATCAGTTTCTTCAAAAAATTCCCTACGAGCACCTTCAATCGCACTCTCACCTTTTTCAACATGACCACTAGGAAATGACCACACATTAGGTAATGAACATTTAGAACATCGTTTACATAACAATACTTTGTTACCACTTTTTACTAAAATGCCGGAATACATATTCATTTTAATCACCTCTTTATATTTATAAGTATGAGAATAAAGATAAATGACAACCAATTTAATGTAAAAATAATGATAACCCCCAAGGATAAATCAACCGGTATGATGGGGAAAAAGTTTACATCATCAAATCAAGGTATGTTATTTTTAATGGATGATACTGACCATTGTTTTTGGATGAAAAATTGTGTAATACCTTTGGATATTATTTTTATTAAAGACGGTTGTATATCAAACATCCACCACAATTGTCCCCCTTGTAAATCAAAAGATTGTGGAAACTATTGTGGTGAAGGTGATTTGATTTTAGAAGTTAAAGGTGGTACGTGCAAACGTTTAGGAATTAAACTTGACGACCGAATAGAATTTTAACCTTCTTGTATTTTTTGTTGTAATACTCTTACAAATTCATTTTGAATCATTTTGGTGAACTTAACTGATGGTGAATCTTCTTCACTTTTTTGATAACCACCACTACCTGAAAATTTCTGAGGATTTTTACCTAAATAACTAAGACCTGATATATTGGTAATACACTTGTGACCACCACTATTAGCATCAATTATATCCCAAGCATTAACAGTTACTTTTTCCAATAACGATTTTTGTTTTTCACTTAAACTATCATAAGGTCTTTTCATTACATCACCAATGATATTTAATAATTCGGGACCATTATTAATTTTACTGAATTTATCACCATATAATGCTTCAAAATCTCTGAATGTAAATCCAACTGATTCAGGATTTAATTTGTTCTCAGACACCCATTTAATAGTTGATAATGGAACTTCTTTTTGTTTTAATTGTGTTTCCCATTTAGATAATACCTCGTCTTTAATCTCACCTAAATTAACACCCTTCAACGCTCTTTCTTTTTTGAATGGGTTACAAGATGCTTGTACTAAACCTAACGGCCAAGCAATAACTATAAAGTCAGCTTCAGGATTATTTTTAAATGGTGTATATCTATCATAAGAACCCGGTTTCATCATATTACCACCACCGTATTGAACAATGATATTATCCATAACTTTAACGTTAGGATGGTTTTTCATTGATTGAACATATGTTTCTTTGTTCTTTTGTAGAACATCAACTGATGCAAACCCCTTATCTTTCATAATCCTCTTAATGTTAGTTAAGATATTAAGTAAAGATGGTGTTGATTCCATAACCAATTCTTCTAAGAATCCAGGTTTGTTTTTAAACGCTAATAATAATTTATTAATTGTTAAACCAAGTGCCATTTTGTTTTTCGGAACTGACTTTTCTTTATCTAAGTTGAAGATGTAATTATTTACTTCATCAACTGTGATATCATTTGGTGCGAAATTTGCTGAGTCAACTGTTGAGATTAACAATAAATCATCATTTGGAAATAATTCTTTTGGTGATATTGATTGTGATATTGTCTCAACATTAGAACGTGACGCTCTAAAGTTTGTTGACGTTCCTTTTTCAACACCCGCTTGAGTATCGTGGTGGTCTGTATGAATAACAAACATTGGTTTTCCGTGAGCAAAATCCACTAACACAGGCATAACATCACCACTCCCTTCAGGTTTCTTTATTGACCATTCTTTGTCACCATACTGTATAACCTCACAATCAACAGTTTCAATTCCGTATTGAGCCAAATATTCTTTCATTGCAATAGCGGTAGTTACACCATCTAAATCCTGATGAAAATAAATTTTAGCTTTCTTATATCTGTCAGCAATTTTATTAATATCTCTTATACCCGATTCAACTATAATTCGTTTAATGATATTATTGTATTTTGATTCTGTTAATTTTATTTTCATTTTTATTTAAAACTAAATACTGATTTTATTAAACTATCTATTGGATTTACATCAAACGAATTTGACAATTTTGTAGTTTCATCTTTAGTAGGTTCAATGTTTTCTTCACTACCACCACTACCAAAATCTTCTGACCATTTTTTTTGAGCCATTTCAGTTTGGTTATATTCTTCAATTTGTTCAGGATATTGTCTTAAAATCTCTTCAGGTGTTGTTTTAGAATCAACAATCCCTAACATATCTAAAAGACCTAAATACCATTTAGACCTTCTCATTAATGACCTTGTAGCTGGATTACCACCTAATAAATGAGGCATACCTGCCGCAAACTTTTTCCATAATCCAACATCTTTACTCAAAATGTATTTAAAATATTTATTTTTAAATCCACCGTAATCTCTGAAACCTCTAAATGTATTTTTCAATGTTTCTTTTTCCGTATTACCTAACGCTTTACCAAATAATTTAGAACCTGTTTTCATTTCTTTACCGGCATTAACAAAAACTTTAACATACTCTTCAACCAAACCAATTAATCGTTTAATTGCTGGGTATTTAGTTCCGGCTTTATTTAAAAATCCTAATAACTTAGAACCCCAACTTGGTGATTTCTCAACAAACTTAGCAACAACACCACCTGATTTACCCGCGGCATCAGCCACTTTAATAGCATCACCCGTAAGTGTTGCAGCTCTAAACGCTTTAACACCACTTCCACCAACTTTTAATAAACCAATAACAGGTTTAGCAATTAAATCACCTAATACAGGTAATACTGATACCCAAGATAAAATAGCGAATAATTTATCACCTTGTTTCCAATAACTAAGACCGTTAAAAAAGTCAACCATACCAGAAGGGTCAATAATACCGACAAAATCAAAAAAGGTATTCCAACCTGTGGCTTCGTTTATTAATTTAGATTTTTCAGGATATATCACTTTTAAAAACTCAATAGCAAATTTTTGTTCGGATTCACTTAATGAATTCCATTTTTCATTTACAATATTGATTTGTTCTTCTCTGTAAATTTCATTTACAATATTTTTAAAATTATCCTGAGTAACGATAATTCTTTCCATAACATTTTTTATTATAAATATTATGAAAACAAAAAAAAGGGGATTTATTATTCCCCCTTTTCGAATTCTAATTCTTGTTGTTTCTTTTGGTCCACAAATCCCTGAACTCTATTCCGTGCTATCTCAGCATAATTTGGTGATAATTCAATACCCACCCATCTTCTATCTAATATCTCAGCTGCAACCAAACTTGTTCCTGAACCCGCGAATGGGTCTAATATAACATCATTTTTATATGATAATATTTTAATCGCCTTAGTAGGAATATCCATTGAGAAAGTAGCTTTAGTTAACGATTTAGTGTCCGCGAAATATTTCCACTGACCAAAAACCAACTCCATAAACTCTTTCTTATCCATTTCATCATAGACGACTTTTTTCTTAACTGTACCATCTTCTTGTTCAATCTCAGTTGGGACACCTTTCCATTGTGGTTCCCCTTTTACTGTTTTAATATGTTTGTGTTTGTAAGCCAATATCACACACTCCTTTGGATTATAAATGTATGGACTTGAAGGTGACATCCAACTACCCCAAGCCGTTGTTTTACTTCTATGTGGTGAATCTTCCTCAAGGTCAACGATACCAAAGAACTTGAATCCTATTCTTTTCATCACCTGATAAACTTCAGAACAAAAGAATATTCTACCACCTTTATCTTGTCTGTTAATCTCGTAAGGTATGTTGATAGCAATTCTACCATCATCCTTTAATATTTGATAGGCTTGTGTTAACCACTCCTTTGTGAATTTCAAATATTCTTCAATATACATATCGTCATCGTGAACATCATAAGCGATACCAACTCCATATGGGGGTGATGTAACAATCAAGTCAACCGAGTTTATTGGCATCTCTGACATAACATCAATACAACTACCGTTTATAATTTTTCCAATATATTTTTCCATACTTAATAATAGATTTTTTGAGTTGAAATGTCAACTACCAACAAGTAATAATGACTAATCCGTGACCACCGTCACCACCAACACCACCGGCAGCGTTTTGTGCGGAACCACCGCCACCTCCACCACAACCGTAACCACCATCACCACCAGCACCACCAACTCTACCCGCAGTACTTGATGAACCTCCACCCGCACCACCTGTGTAAAATAACGGTGTATCAGTATTACCACCTGAACCATCAACTTGGTCACCCATTCCGTGACCACCATCAATAACAGTTGCCGAATTTGCGGTTCCACCAATTAGTGTTGGTATAATACCCGTACCTGTAATGTTACCTCCATTCGCAGTTGCTCCACCTGAAGAATTTCCACCTCCACTCGCACCCGCAGAAACAGGTGATATTAATGTAATTGAGTTACCCGTACCTCCAGCACTTGAACCTCCAACAACACCGATTTGACCCGCAACAGGATTTACTTGTCCTAACTGAGGAAATATAAATGAAGTTGAGTAAGTCCATATTGTACCCGCAGCTCCTGCCGTACCATTAACTGATGATGTTCCACCACCACCACCTGTTGGGGCAACATCACCATTTTTCATTAATACCGCGGTAGTTGAGGTTGATGGTGTTACTGACACATAAGAATGTTCTCCACTACCACCTGTTCCACCATTACCATTAACGATACCACCTGTTCCACCAACACCACCTCTACCTACTTGAACGAATAATGTGTCAGGTAATAATGACGCGGGAAAAAGACCTGCGGCGAAGGCAGAAGAACCACCTCCACCACCTCCTGTTCCTGAGTTGTTACTATTTCCACGACCACCACCACCGCCAGCACCACCACCTATACATAAAATATAAACGAATGACGCGTTATTTGGTTTTGACCAAGTTTGCCAACCTGTTGAACCTGATGAGTTAACCCTAAAAACTTGATTACTATTTTCTTTACCGGGTAAGTTAAATATATCTATCATTATTATTTACCAATATGTTATTATGACTAATCCGTCACCACCTCTACCACCATTACCACCTTGGTTAGTTACACCAGCACCACCACCGCCTCCACCACTACCATAGGCTCCGTGTCCTCCTTGACCACCCGGTCCACCATCAGATGAACCACCACCAGCACCTCCTAAGAAAACCAAAGGGTCAGATGAATATCCATTAGTGTTTGGAGTAAACGACATATAACCACCACTACCGTTACCTCCCGGTGTTGTACTTGTCGCAGAACCACCCGCAGGTCCACCTGTCATCGTAGGGATATTACCACCCGCAATTACGGAACCTCCCGCTAGAGCGGTTCCACCATTCGTTCCCGCACCCGCAGCCCCCGGTGTTGTTATACCACTAATAGTTATCGAGTTCGGTGTTGGTGTTGTTTGACCCAACACTCCTGGTAACCCATCAAATGCCGGTACTAAACTAAATTCAGAGAAGATACCTGTCGTTTCACTCCAAAGAGTTCCTTGAGTTCCCGCAGTTCCACCATTTAATCCTGAAGCACCACCACCGGCACCCGCAGTTCCACTTTGATATAAAACATTTGATGCGGTTTTTCCTGTGTCAGGAGCGACTAAAACATAAGATAATGTTCCTGAACCACCGTTACTGTTAGTAGTACCACCAATTCCCGCAGAACCACCACCACCAACTTGAATGTATAGTCGTTCAGGTAAGTAAGATGCGGGAACTAAAGCGTTCATACCTGCCGATGAACCACCACTACCACCACCACGTCTCGCAGTTGCAGTACCACCACTGTTACCACCACCACCTCCACCTCCTCCTCCGAGTATGAAGAAATGAACGAATTGACAATTTTGAGGCTTAGTCCAAGTATGGAATGAATTCACACCATTGGCGTAAAAAACTTGTCTGTTTTGACTACCGTCAACTATATTAAAAGTATCTATCATAATTTAACTAACTGTTACCATAACGAATCCATCACCACCACGACCACCGATTCCTGCGGTTGAGTTACCTCCGGCACCTCCGCCACCTCCACCACAACCGAATGAACCATCACCACCTTTACCACCAATACCTAAAGTTTGTGAAGCGGCACCACCACCAGCACCACCACTAAAGAACATTGGTGTTTTAAAGTTTGGTCCGATGAAGTTTTCTCTTGTCGCATAACCATTATTACCCGGATTGGCAGTTGCACTCTGAACTGCAGTGTTAGTACCACCTGAAATGGTTGGGAAATCTAAAATTCCCAAGACACTTGCTGACGTACCCAAAGTACCTACAGAACTACAACCTGCACCACCCGCACCACCTGTAAATGGAATACCTGATGGTGTTACGTTAGTCGCTGCAGCACTTGATGAACCACCTAAACCTCCGTCTTGTCCCGCATACGCGGAAACCAAACCAACTTGACCTAATATAATATCCGCGGCAACAATTATTGTTCCAGCATTTTGTGATAATGTTGTTCCCGCACCCAATGTTCCACTTTTCATTAATATATTATAACGTGTTGAAATATCAGGAATAGAACAAACATAACTTAAACCTCCAACACCACCTGCACCATTACCTGACGCACCACCAACACCACCAGCACCGACTTGAATATATAACATATCAGGTAAACTAAAAGCGGGAACGGTTATGTAAGCATACGCGGCTGAACCACCTCCGTTACCACCACTTCGTGTTGATGCGGCACCTGTCGCCCCACCACGTCCACCGGCACCACCTCCAACTAAGAAGAAGTTAACGAATTTACAATTAGGTGGTTTAATCCAAGTTTGCCAAGCATCAGTTCCTGCAAAATAAAAAACTTGGTTTTTTAAACTATTATCATTTATATGATTATAATCTATACCCATAATTAATTAACCCAAACGGGTCTTTCAGGATTTAAATTTATTATTCTACAACCATATTCACCTTCAAGTGTTAAGGTATTACCATCTAAATCAGCGTATCTAACTACCTGATTATTGAATATTTCTTGGTAGAATTGACCTTCATACCCATATTCGAATTCACATAAATAATATTCGTTCATATCTTAATATTTTCCACCTATTGTTGTTATCGCATATCCTGCAGCAACTACCGTTGCGATTGTTACAAATAACCTGTAAGATGGGGGTAATGCAAAGTTTAAGGGTAATTCATACGTAGGTAAAGCCGAAACCTCAGAAATTGTTACCGCAGGTAATGTTATTTCATCCCATAAGATATTATTAGCAGTTGTTCCCGTAACCCCACCATTGTTAATGAAAACTCTCGCAACTGTCGCTACGTTAGTTCCTAACGCTCTAAACCTTATTCTTTGAACGTACCCACCTGTTGATGACGCGGTAAAAGCTAAGTAAGCAGTTCCTGATGTTAAATCTTTAGTTGTATTAGCGGCACTCGCCCCACCTATCCATTGTGTGTCGGCAGATGCCGTATAAATTGGTAGTGTGTTTAATGATGTATTTGCCATTTTATATTATTTTTTTGTTTATTTTTATGTTAAATAGTTTCCTGTCATAATAGCATTCGCCAATCCATAGTTAAACGCAACTTGAATTGAAGATGTATCCATTAATTCAACAGTACCTGTTGATGGGTCTCTAGTTAATACTTGAGTATTTGTATTATCAGTTGTTGGTGTTGTTGTAATAACCATAGTACCACCCGACACTGTACCACCTGAAATTGTCGTTGACCTAACAGTTGTTAATCCTGATAATGATGAACTCCAATTGGTTTTACCATCTGAGGTTACCGATATTAATACTTTGTTAATACCTTCAGTACCATCTATAACTTGAAGACCATATGAATTTGTCGGATAACCATAACCACCATCACCTCTACTATCAAAGTAACCACCAATACCTGTTGTTACACCACCAAACTCAGAAGGCCCAACAAGTCCTCTGACACCAATAGCAACTAAACCATCAGTACCCCAACCTTCAATACCAACACTTGTACCTGACGTTGGGTGTCCTTGACCCTCACCTCTCACACCGGTTTGAGAACCTGAACCACTATTACTTCGACCAAATACACCAACACTACCTGTTGCAGAGTTAGAGTTTTGGAAATATACACCATACTGATTAGTAGTTGTTACTAATAATATTTTAGCACTAGTTGATGGTAATGTACCAATACCTATGTTAGTACCATCGTCTCGAATAATACTATCACCTAACCCTGTTGTTCCTGTCCATCTTGGTAAATAATTTGTAGTTCCACTTCCTTTAACAACACCTGTTAAGTTTGTTCCACTACCATAGTATGTTGTTGCTGATATTGTTGTTGCGGATACAGTAGTTGCGGTTATTGTGGTCGCACTAATGGAACCATCCGCTCTAATAAACATCGTGGTAGTACCACCTGAATTTAACGTCTCAAATAAACTTGTAACGTTATCCGCAGTTCCCGCACCATTCTTGATAGATACCGCACCCAATGTTGAGTTAGTTGTTATCTCAGGAGTTGACGAGTTATTATATGCTTGTTGTAAATTAGTTGTTGATACACCACCTGCAGCACCCACAGTTTCACCGAATTTAGATGCAAAAAAGAACTGAGCCTTAGATGTGTCAGTTAAATCAGTTGCCGATGATGATACGGTTAAAATACCAATCAACACCGCATTATTAATAAAGTTGGGGAATGGTGTAAATGTTTCAGTTTGAATTGCTTGTACCGCTTCAGCAAATGTTGAATAGAAGTGTTGTCCATACTGAACCCTAAACTGACCGTTTTGTAATAAAAATATTCTTTGATTGGTTGTTTTAGTACCTGACAACGCGGTAATAACACCATTCAAATCATAAACAGTTGGGTTAATAGTTGTTACGTTAGTAACTGTACCCCCCGTTTGAGTTCTATATTGGAATGTACAAGGGTTTGTTCCTGAAACATATATGGAATTCGGACTTAATGTATCCACCACAAAATTAATACCTAATCCGTGTAAGTAACCGGCACTTGTATTAAATGAAAGGTTAGCACCATTAGGTGATGGATATATACCACCATTAATCAAATTGATTGGTTCAAACATATCTCTAAGTTGAGATAATGGTGATAGAACAAAATCAGGTTGACTAAAAACTAAGTTAATACTTGTCTTTTCAGGGTGACCTATCTTACCTAAAAATATATTTAATCTTCGTTGTTCATCAGTTGGATATACATCAGTTTGTGTTATAGTCCCACCCGTAGTTAATAATAAGAATGTTTCATAAGCAGTTGTTACATAACTATCAGTATATGTTCCTCCTGTAAATGACACAAAGTATAATTGGGGACTTAATGGATTTGTCGTATCATCAACCACCCACCCTTTAACAGGCGCTACTGAGAACTGAGTTGACGAGACCTTAGATATCCCTGAAAATTCAAATACACCTGTTGATGAGTTTACTGTTGAAATATTATATGATATCGCCACCCAATTAGTACCGTTACTAGCTAATTGAATTGTGTTTGTTTCACCTAAAACCACAAATGGTTTACCATCGATATCTTGACCTGAAATTGGTTGTACCGTTACCGCACCACCACCATTGTTTTTAACAACTAACAACCTACCTTGTATTCCAACCGCAGATGGTAAATATACACTAAATGTACCACCCGTGACATCAATCATATAATCCTGAGTAGTTGCTGAATATGTACTATTGATTGTAACCTGTTTGAAGGTGATACCACCTGTTGATGTAACACCATTAGTGTTTGTCACACCGGTTACATATGTATTACCTGTAATATTAACATCACCATTAACTGTAAGTCCGGTAATGTTTTTTAATATATTGTCTCGTGATATTTGTTTCGAACTACCGGTGGGGTCATCCGTTGTATCACTAACGTCAACAACGTAGAATAAATCTTCACCTGTGACCGCAGATAATACCGGTAATTGGGGAACTTTTTGATTTGGCATATAAAAATAATCTGAACTTTAATTTATTTTTATTAATAAATATAAGTCCAGACTATTTTATTCTGTAGATTTAGTTAGATTGTTTTTTCTCCAATTCTTCGATGTGGTGTTGGAGATACCACATAGCTTTTTTAAGGTCTTGTAATTCCTTATCAGATTCTTTCTTACCGGCTCTTGAGATATACTTAACAGTATTCCCCAATGAAAACCCTAAACCCCAAGCATCAATCACTTTGATTGCTTCATACGGATTGTTTTCACCTCCATAATGGGTTGGATGGTTAACGTGTTCTTTACTCATTTGGTTTTATATAAAAATAATCTTTTGATGTTTCACTTTCAAACACATAACCTTCTTCCATTAGTTTATTAATTAGTGTTCGTGTTTCATTCATATCTTTTCTCAGTATATGTTCTGAGATATACGTAATGTGAATTGGTCTTCTAAGTTTTGACTGTAATAATTTAACCGTTTTATCCATTGTTATTTAGTTTTAATTTGATTTCTTTTTCAGTTAACTCCTCTAAATACATCCTATAAACTTCATAACTTTCTTCATCGTTGAAGAAATATGCGTCAGCGTTATATAGTTCGTCTAAATCCCCTCGGTTTAAATACTCTTGTGTTGTATCCATATTAATATATCTTTTGTGAAAACTCATTAATCAATCATTATTAATTTTTTCTCTTTCTTCGTTTGGCTAATATAC